AATGCAATGAAGAAACTACTACTAGCACTGGCCTTGGTTGTGTCCCCTGTTATGGCTCAGAATCCACCGATAGGTATCAAACCTCTTAATGTACAGATGCAGTTGTACTGTGCTGATTCGTTTGATTTTTTAATGAACGTGCTTGCGGCTGACTTCAAAGAGTATCCTATTATGATTGGCTACCTTAAAGAAAAGCCTGACAATGCTCACACCTTTATTTATTTTGTTAACAAAGAAATGACTACATCAAGTTTAGTTGTATCGAAGAAAAGCGCAGACAGAGAGCAAGCCTGTATAATCTGGTCAGGTAAATCACCTAGCGGAATGGCGTTTTCTGTAAATCCTAACCCTATGTTTGCTGACGAACTGTGATGGAACCGTCTATAATGGTGGACGCCCTGATTGGTATAATCCTATTCCTTGGGGGTTGGTTAGTTAAAAGAATATTTTCTCAGATAGACAGGCTACACGCTAGGGTTACAGACCTAGCAACTGTGACGGTTAGTCGTGGTGAACTAGACACTCACATAGATCGAATACTTGATCGTATAGATACTTTAGAGCAAAGACTCTTAAATAAATGAGTGATCTAGAAGTATCTGATAAGACTAGCGTAGGCCTTCCGTTAAGGAATCTTATAGGTCTTGCCAGTGCTGTAGCCGTAGGAACTTGGGCTTGGTTTGGATTGCAAGAAAGATTGAATGTTATAGAAACAAATCAGATTCTAATGCAGAAGTCTGTAGAACAGAATGAAAATTTTAGAATCAAATGGCCTAGGGGTGAGTTGGGAGCCCTGCCAGCGGACGCTGAACAGTTCATGTTGTTAGAACATCTAGCGAAAGAGTTCTCCAAACTACAGGAGGTGATCGAAGCAGGAAAGGCCCCGTATGATCAGCAGCAGGCGCTCACGTTAGATTTTTTTAAACAACGCATCGAGAACTTAGAGCGTCATGTTGAAACACTAAAGGATAAAACATCTGAAATAAAGGCAAGCAACGGAGTACACTAATGCAAATAACTATGATGGTGCTTGTGTTATACTTAAATGGCTCTGTTATTGAGTTTATGGGACATCACGAAACAGATGATGGATGGGAGCGAATGGGTATGAGCGGTTGCTTACAGGTAAAGCGTACTCTTAAACGCAATGGTTGGAAGGACAACTTAGATGGAAGCACAAGGTACGCCTGTGAAAGACGAGATGTAGAGCTCAGAACTAACTGGGAGGGCAACGAAGTTATTGCTTCAATTAAATGAGCAGACAAAAAGCAATACCTAAAACAACCAAAGGTAAAAGCGCTAACTATAGGCCTACTAAGTCTGGCGCAGGAATGACAAAAAAAGGTGTTGCTGCTCATAGAAAAGCAAACCCTGGCTCAAAACTTAAAACAGCTGTAACAGGAAACCCAAAGAAAGGATCAAAAGACGCTAAAAGAAGAAAGTCTTATTGCGCTAGATCAAAAGGGCAGCTAGAAAGATCAAGTGCTAAAACTCGTAACGATCCTAACTCAAGAATAAGGCAAGCAAGGCGTAGGTGGAAATGTTAAAGAAAATTAAAAAAGTTTCTAAAGAGTTAACTAAAGCATCTAATATGCATAAAAAACAATCTAATGTTTTAAAAAAATTAACTAAAGATACTAAAAAGAAAAAGAAGAAAAAATAATGGCTAAGAAAGGATTGTACGCAAACATACACGCAAAACGAAAGAGAATTAAATCTGGCTCTGGAGAGTCTATGAGAAAGCCGGGAAGCAAAGGAGCTCCAACTAACAAAGCCTTTAAAAGGTCTGCTAAAACTGCCAAGAAAAAATGAAACACTTAAGAGATCAAAATGAATCGTATTTGCAACACTTACGAAAAGCAATGTACTTTTCTGGCTGTCTGTTGGTTGGGAGTCTGTGTGCTGTCGCTCACGCTCTTGTTCCATGCATCCTAACAAAAACAACAACTAACATTATAAACTACATTCAAAATAAACTTGAGGCAAAATGAAAGACATTGGTAATAACGGACAAAGCTCAGGAACAACTAAAAGAAATTCTAACAGATGGGGAGTGTTTAGAGATCGGATTAAAGAGTGGTGGATGCAATGGCCTTATGATAACTTTGGAGAAAATGAACTCGACAGGTATTACAGAATTGAGCATTGGAGAGAACACCAGATTCGCAGACAAGACATCGAAAACATATTTACAAGGCGGTAATCTTGATTACGAAGATAAAG